CTTGTTCGCACCTTTCGATCAAGTTCAGATTGGCCTAACTTCCAAAACATTCCTAAACGGGATAAAGAGGCCATGCAAATATGTAGGCAGGCTATCTATGCCCGACCTGGACACCAATTACTATCTGTTGATTTTTCAGGTATAGAAGTACGAATGGCTTGTGTTTACACGCAAGATCCAAAACTAATCTACGATACCCTTCATGGTGATATGCACAAAGATATGGCTATTGAATTATATATGCTAAATTCTCTTGATAAGCATCATGACGGAGAAAAGAATCTACGACAGGGCGGCAAGAATGGATTTGTATTCCCTCAATTTTACGGAGACTATTATGGCAATTGCGCCCCTAATCTTCTGAAATGGGCTAAAATGGCTACTTTAAAAGATGAAACCCCTGCCCTCACTCATCTATCAGATAAAGGATTGGTCAAACTTGACAAGAAAGGCAAAGTCAAAAACTACGATAAGTTCACTGAACACGTAAAGCATGTTGAAGATATGTTCTGGAACGAAAGATATAAAACCTACAATAAATGGAAGGATAGCACCTGGAAAAAATATCAACGAACTGGGTATATTGATATGTACACTGGTTTTCATTGTTCCGGTATTATGAATAAGAAAGATGTTAATAATTATCCATTTCAAGGATCGGCGTTTCACTGCTTACTCAAGACTTTTATCGAAGTGGATAAGATTCAGCAACAAGAGAAGTGGGATAGTAGATTAGTTTGTCAGATACATGACGAGCTGACCTTAGATACTCATCCCGATGAATTAAAAAATGTAGCTCAAACAATTCAAAGAGTAGCCACAAAAGATTTACCTGAGATATGGCCGTGGATTAACATAGAATTGGAGGTTGAAGCAGATGTTACTGGAGTAGATAAATCATGGGCAGAAAAAGAATTTTATGAAATATAAAAGATTTTTTAAAATATTTTTAGTCTATCCACTATAATATATAAAGGGGAGATAATAAAATGAAAATAAGAGAAAAAGTATATCTGGTTTTCAATCGCTGGCAAGAAGAAGTCGGAATTATTACTGGCATTAGCAGAGCAGATGCTACAAAGAAGGCCAGAGAATTAATTTGTGAATTTCCTATGATAAAAGAAATAAAAAAGGAAAATTAAATGACCCTATATCTTAAATACCGTCCAAATTCTTTTAAAGAGATTGTCGGGAATAACCAAATAGTTGATTCTCTCCAATCTATGCTAGAAGATAACGAAACCTGTCCTCATGCATTTCTATTATCTGGGCCAACCGGATGTGGAAAAACTACCATTGGGCGAATCATAGCAGATAAACTGGAATGCTTCGGTAATGATCTAAGAGAAATTGATGCGGCAGATTTCCGAGGGATAGACACCATCCGAGAAATACGGAAACAATCTCAGTTTATGCCTTTAGAAGGTAATTGTAGAATATGGATATTAGATGAGTGTCATCAGCTCGGGAGCGCCGCTCAACCGGCATTACTAAAAGCATTGGAAGATACGCCTTCCCATGTTTATTATATTCTTTGTACTACTGACCCGCAAAAACTTTTGCCGACTATTCGAGGACGATGCTCTCAATTCCAAGTTCAGCCTCTAATTGAAAAAGATATGTTTCGCTTATTGCGGCAGGTAGTCAAGGCGGAGAATAAAAATCTTCCGAAAGTCGTTTATGAACAGATAATACAAGATAGTTTAGGACATCCAAGAAATGCTTTACAGATACTTGATCAGGTTCTACATGCTCCAGCAAACAAGAGATTAGAGATTGCGAAGCAGACAGCAGAAGAGCAATCGCAATCTATTGAATTATGTCGAGCATTGATTAAAGCAGAAGGATGGAAATACATTGCTTCTATTCTTTCTGGATTACAAAATCAAGATCCGGAAAGTATCAGAAGGCATGTTCTTGGATATTGTAATTCGGTTCTATTGAAAGGAGAAAATGATCAGGCCGGTTTAGTTATGGAGAACTTTGTGGAACCATTTTATAATACGGGATGGCCGGGGCTCACTTTTGCCTGTTATTCTATCGTAAAAGGAGAGTAAGATGTCAAATCAACAAATTGACAGAAATAAAGAAGAGTGCCTTTCTATTCTAAAAGGTTATATTCTTGCCTCTCATGTTCAATTGATAGATTTTGAAGTGAATACACCAGTACAAGAAACCATTTCTACAAAAGAAGGGTATAAACAATTTGGGCATACCGGCGATATTTACATAACAATACATTTATTTAATAAGGGAGGGATAAGATGAATCTAAACTATGAGAAAGATGTAACAATAGATGAAAGTGCCTTGGATGTAGAATGGTTGGCCCAACCAAAATTGATGCTAACTTACGGCAATCATGCTGCTGAAAAAAGAAAGGAGGTAGATTTAGCAAAAGAAAAACTGGACGTAGTGAAAGCAGAACTGGACCGGAAAATAAGAGAAAACCCAGAAATATTTGGCTTGCCCAAAATTACAGAAACAGTTGTACAAAATACAATTATTATACAGCCCGAATATAAGAAAGCATCAGAGAATTATATTGAGACTAAATATGAACTGGATATGGCAATGTCGGCAGTACGGGCAATCGATCAGAAAAAACAAGCGCTGGAAAACCTGGTTAGATTACATGGGCAACAATATTTTGCCGGTCCAAAAGTTCCACGAGATCTTAGTCAGGAGTGGATTAATAAACAAAGACAAAAACAATCTGATGCCAAGGTGGCGAAGGCAATGAGAAGAAAATGAAAGAAAAAGATTATATAGAAATAGATGTTCTAACAAAATACGAAACTGATTTGGCTGTTCTTTTTTCTGATGGGGATAATGAATTCTGGATTCCTAAATCAGTAATGGAAGATTGGCCGGAACCGGAAGAAGAAGGAACAGCTGTAATTGAAGAATGGTTCGCTTATAAAGAAGGATTAATTTAATGAAATGGGTCATTCTATTTGGATGTATTATTCTACTGCTCCCATTCTTCATCTACACAATAAGTAAAATACAGATGTTAGGATGGCTTAATGCAGTCAAACAAATTTTAGAAGAGGAGAAAAAACATGGCAAGAAAGCAAAAGAAAAGTAGATTTTCAGGAAAGGTAAAGGCAAATGCACAAAAGACAAAACAGGCAGGAAGTCAGTATGGGTATCTAAATCTTCCGCAAGGAGTCGGAGTATATTCTCCTGAACCAGGAGGGAAGGCATGGCTTGATATTATGCCGTATGAAGTCACCGATAAAAGACATCCTGATCGTGATGCCGAACTTGACATTGCTATTCCCGGGGAATTATGGTGGAAACGCCCTTTCAAAATTCATCGTAATATTGGTTCCGACAATAATTCAGTGGTTTGTCTTTCTTCTATCGGAAAGAAATGCCCGATCTGCGAATATCGGGCAGATCAAATGAAGAAGGGTGCCGACAAGGAAGAAACAGATGCTTTAAAAACAAGTATAAGAAATCTCTATGTCGTTATTCCTAAACGTTCCCGTAAGTATGATGAAAAACCTCACATTTGGGACATGAGTCAATTTCTTTTTCAAAATCTTCTTACTGAAGAATTGGAAGAAGATGATGATTATGATCGTTTCCCGGATTTGGAACAAGGTTTAACTTTGCGCATTCGATTTGATTCAAAAACAATCGGTAATAGCAAGCCTTTTGCAGAGGCTTCCCGGATTGATTTTGAAGAACGAAAAGAACAATATGATGAAGATATACTGGACGATATTCCAAATCTTGATGAAGTATTAAATATTCTTTCCTATTCACAACTTGAAGCAAAGTTTTTTGAGATGGAGGATGAACCGGTACCGGAAGAAGAAATAGAAGAAACGGAAAGTTCAAAGGAGACAAGAAAAAGGAACTCTTCTAAGAAAAAGCCAGAGCCAGAAGAGGAAGAGGAAGAGGAAGAGGAAGAGGAAGAGGAAGAGGAGGACGAACCGGAGAAAGAGGAGCTTGATCCTAATGCTTGTGTAGCTTGTGAAGGTACAGGCAAAAATAGCAAGGGAAAAACCTGTAGGATTTGTAAAGGAACTGGAAAGAAAAAGAAAGGAGGACCAAAACCTGGTAAAGAAGATAAGTGCCCTCATGGACATAAGTTTGGGGTAGATACGGAAGAATACGATGAGTGTGACGAGTGTGATCTTTGGGATGAATGTATAGATGCGAAGGAAGCGAAGGAAGATGATATCCCGTATTAACGATCCATTTTCCGTTCAAGGAAAATCGGAAACACCTACTAAGGAAAGGCTATTTGTCGGGACACATATTCCTCGGCAAATAGCCGACTTTATTTCTCTGTATGCCTTATACAAAGGAGTTTATAAATCTCAAATTATTGATCGCGCTATACAAGACTATTATCAAAATCTACAAAAAATAAAGATAGAAGATATGATAAATATATTAGCAGATCGAGCTGTTAATGAATGGAAAAACTATTTACAAACAGGAAAAGATAAGGAAGGCTTTCCTCATCTAACATTTGAAACATATTTAAAAAAGATACAGGGCTCTTTGCGAAAACGAGGAATATCATTATCAACAAGTAAAAAGATAATTGAAAAGGTAAAAAATGAAACGTACTAAATATGGAAAGTTAAGTAAACAAATTATAAAACACGGTAAGAAAAAACCTTCCAAGAAAACAGAATATGAAGGAACGGAACAAGTAATAAGTACCGGCTCTACTCTTCTTGATCTTGCTATTTCGGGAGGTCGATTTAAAGAAGGAGGGATCCCTCTTGGAATTCTTGTGGAAATCTTTGGCCCTTCCAGTTGTGGAAAAACGGTGATGCTTTGTGAAATAGCTGGAAATGTTCAAGCTCAACAAGGCTCAATCATGTTTCATGATCCGGAGGCTCGATTGAATAAACAATTTGCTAAATTATTTGGATTAGATGTAGATAATATTGAGTATACCACTCCTAATACCATACCAGAACTCTTTTCTCAAGTACGCTCCTGGAAACCTAAAACGAAACTCAATGCTATTTTCGCCGATTCTTTGGCGGCTCTTTCTACTGATTTGGAAATGGAAAATAAAGATGGGGATAAGATGGGGATGAGGAGAGCTAAAGAATTCAGTGAAGAATTAAGAAAAACCTGTCGAGTGATAGCTAAAGAAAATTATTTAATGATTTGCAGTAATCAAGTAAGAGTTAATATTGATGCTGGCCCTTATGGACAAAAGTATTCAAGTCCTGGTGGGGAGGCTATTGGTTTCTATTCCTCCTTACGTTTACAATGTAAAAAACCAGAAAAAATTAAAGACAAAAAATCAATAGGAGGAAAGGAAGTATCAAGGATAATAGGAGTAAAAACAATAGTGGAGGTTTTTAAAAGCTCCATCTGGAAGCCGTATCGTTCCGCTCCTATCACCATTCTTTACGATTACGGAATAGATGATATTAGGCAGAATCTACAATATATAAAAGACTATACTAAGCATACTGTTTATACTGTTAATGGAGAAAAAGCAGGAATGTCTATGGATGATGCAATAAAAACAGTTGAGAAAAATAAACTGGAACAGGATTTAAAAGAAGAAGTAATTGAGTTGTGGCATGATATTGAATCCCGATTTGATTCCAAACGAAAGGAGAAGGTAAAATGATCTTAGTAAAACCAAGTTTTGAGATTATAGCAGTACATGGATCTAATGGAATGGACTGTATAGATTCTCTAAATCTTATAGAAGATGCAGGGCGAACTTGTTATAAATCTGAAGGTAAATTAACTGAAGAATCATCTAAAAAATTTATATCTATGATTCTCAAAAGAGGCCATGAATCAGTAATTGAACATTCTGCTATGACAGTTAAATTCATCTGTGATCGCGGAGTTACCCATGAGCTTGTTAGACATCGTCTCTGTGCATTTAGTCAGGAATCTACTCGATACTGTAACTATAAGGGAGGAGTTACTTTTGTTATTCCGCCTTGGATAACTAACTATTCTTCCGGAGAATATGGATATACGAAGTCCAACTTAAATATAGTATCTCCAGAAACAAATTGGTTTTTTTCTATGATAGATGCTGAAGATAGATACATACGTGCATTATCCTTTGGCTGGTCTCCTCAACAAGCCCGCTCTGTCCTTCCCAATTCTCTCAAAACTGAAATTGTTGTGACAGCTAACTTTCGCGAGTGGCGACATATATTTAAACTTAGAACATCCAAGGCTGCCCATCCGCAAATGCGGGAGATAATGATCCCTTTGCTAAAGAAATGTAAAGAACTTATTCCCATAATTTTTGATGAGATAGGAGAAGAAAATGATTAGCAATATTAACGAAATAAACCATCCCATACATTATAACAAGCATCCTGCAGATATAGAATGCATTGATGTAGTGGAACACATGTCGTTTAACATCGGAAATGCTATCAAGTATCTATGGAGAGCGGAACATAAAGAGAATTTTGAAACTGATATGCAAAAAGCTATTTGGTATATTAATAGAGAAATGCAAAGGAAAAAACAGAATGAAACCAAGACCTGATACCTTATCAAGCGTAGTCACTAATGTTCAAACCGGATATGGAAAAGTTTATATCACTATTACTGAACAAGATAATAAACCATATGAAGTTTTTGTCACCATTGGGAAATCAGGCGGATCATTAATGGCAAAAGCTGAAGCTATTGGCAGGCTTATTTCTTTCGCGCTTAGAAATGATTTACCTGTACAAGGAATCATAGAACAATTAAAAGATATAAGTGATGATAAACCTTTAGCATCTGGAAAAAGGTTAATTAAATCTATTCCTGATGCTGTAGCACAAGTATTGGAGGAAAGATATGGCAAAGGGAAGTCAAAATGAAAGAGAATTATGTCGCCAGTTTTCTCTTTGGTGGTCCGAAGGATTAGAAATAGGCCCGCCAAGAAATGACATATTCTGGAGAACAGCAGGAAGTGGGGCAAGGGCAAGAGTAAGAACAGATTCCGGTCAAAATGTCTTAAGAGGGTATGGAGATATGATGGCAGAAGATCCTATCGGCCAACCGCTTATCGATAAATGCACTTTTGAATTTAAAAAAGGATACCCTGAACTTTCTATTGATTCATGCATTGATAGCAAACAAAAACTTCCGCGATTAATTCAGTTTTTACAGGAAGTAGAAAAGGACGCAAGGGACGCTGGAAATTATCCCATGCTTGTTATTCATCGGAATCGAAA